TTACTGTTGATGCAGTTGTATCTTTAGGTTGAGCCATATAGATGCCTAAACATCTAGCTGGACCATCAAAAATAGTATGTGTAGCTGCAGTCTTAACAGACGTTATATTTGCTTTTACCGTTACTGGATATGTACTCATATTTTTTATTCCTTAATCGTGAGCTCCCGAAGGAGCTCACTAATTATTTATTAAGCTAGGTTAATGTTTTGTTGATACAGAACAGTCAATCTAACTGTACCAGAACTTGTTGCGTCTGAGTTAGACACACTCATTCTGACATCAGTAGTTCCAATATCTGCCCAAACAGCAGCGCCACCAGCTTCAGTTGTTGGGTAGTGTCTACCCGCAGTCGTTCCAATTGTGTAAGTATTTACATATTGAACTGCTGATCCGCCAACCTCACCCACACTGATATCTGTTGTACCACTTGCTGCAGTGATAACATCAAAAACGATATCAATTAGTTGTGAATTTGCTGGAATGATCATAGCTGTTGCTTCCGCTGAGATTACTCCGCCTGATAGGTCAATACCTGTAGTTTGTGCCATTACAACTTGGCCGGTATTTTTCATATCCGTTCCAACTGTAGTACCAGTCGTTTGTTTAATCGTTCCCGCTTTTATTGGGCCCGAAAATGTAGTTGTTGCCATGATTATAATCCTCCTAGATTATGTGAATCTAGTCTCTAGGCCGTCGAGTATACTCGTCTAGATTCTTTAAATAATTGTATACTAATTTAGATATAGCGCAAAATTTAATTTAGCGCAAGGTATCCCTACGTGTTTGTGTGATTTTTGATAGCGCTTAAGTGGCTATCGAAACTTGGGCCTTGACGTCGTTTACTTTGGTTTGAATAGTATCTTCTTCAAATTCTTGGGCAACAATTTGTTTTATAATATCTTGTATTTTCTTATTAATTTCAATCATACGGATATTATGCTTCCCTTCCTTCAGGTGCTCTTGTTCCCATTCTAACTCCAAGTACTTCTTTGTAGTGTATAGGTCTTGAGTCATTTGTAACCTCCTCATAGGTTATCCATTTACCCCGTTTAGAAGTATATCCATCTTTCTCCAGTTTTACCTCATTTTTTCCTAGTTTGTCAAGGATTGCTTTTTCAATACCTTCAGCTGTGTCTTCGGCTGAAACATTAAAATCAGCAGAATAGCCGTAAGCAAGAATCTGTACTCGGAAGTTTTTCATAGTGAATTTCTTACTTTATTAACGAAATGAGGCGGTTTTGAGGCCGCCTCATTAATTTGTTTTAGTTGCTATTACGCACCTGGTGATCCGAAGACACCACGCCAGTCAGACCAGCCGAAGCTGTATCTTTCTCTAGCTTTGTATCTAACGTTACCAGTTTCAAAATCGCCTTCCATAGCGGTTTTGATTGGTGCTCTAACAAAGTGTTTTAGTCCATTAGGAACATCTGTTTTAATGAACCATGCATCTGTATCAGTTAAATAATGATTAACCACATAACCTTGTGGAATCACATTCATAGATACAACAGCACTGATGTCATTATCAGCTGTTCCAGTTCTACCGACAGATTTTAATAATCTTTCAGCAGTAAATTGAAGTGCAGAAGGAACAACCATTTTTCTTCCTTGAGCCGCAATTTTTAAACCTCTTTCATCAGTTAGCGCTGCAATGTCAATCATTGCTTGCTCTAATGAAGTTTCGTTTAAGTCTGCTGCAGTTGATAGTTCATTTTGTTCTGTACCAGACACAATTACGTGTGCTGTTGAACAAAGTTCTAAACCATCTCCACCAGTGTATGAACTGTTGAACGCTCTGTTGAGAACGTTTGCTGCTTTAACTTGTTTCGCGTTAGCCATTGATCTAGCTAATGCTTTTGTATATCTAGACGCAAGTCTATCATACAAATTGTCTTCAATTGCTTCTTCAGTAATTGAAAAAGCTAAAGCAAGTGTTTCATGCGTGTAACGAGCTGTGAAGGTTTCTGTTGCGGCGTCATAGTTAATACTTGACCCCTCAGGTTTAACCCCAGCATTTCCGAATCCAGATAACATAACTTCTTCTTCAAAAGCTCTGTCTGAATTTTCCGTGTCGAAAATTGCTGCGTGCTCATTAGCATAGTTTTTATATTCCAGGCCGAATAGTGCATTCAATCCTGGCTCTAGTTCTTTTACTAGTTGTGATCGTGATATAGCCATAATTTATTCTCCTATTCCTTATATGCCTGTTGCGAACGTAAATACATGTTCTTCTTGGTTAAACACAACGTACGCGTTACAGTTAGCTGTACTCGTATCGCTGTTATCGGGATCTGTTGAGATTCCGATTTGTTTGAAGTTACCACCTGTTCCAGAATTAGACGTATCTAATTCTGAAGTTGATTGGCCAGTAATAGTACTTCCAGATACACCTGCAAAATCCATTGCTGAATTATTCATTGCTGCTGTTCCTGTACCACTATGCTGTGCTTCATACACGATCTCTGGGTCTGCATATACGGATGCTTTAAGATCAGAAGCATTAGTGCTTGCTGGATAATAAGCGCTCCATGTTGGTTTACTTGTTGTTGGGTCAGTATAAAACACGCCACCGAAAACACCTGCTACTTGTGTGTCTTCAGCTGCTGCTGCTTCAATACCACCTGCTGCGACAGCTTCAACTACTTGACCAGTATAAATTGCTGTGTTGTAGTTTGCGGCTATTGCATATTCTTCAGTTCTGATTTGTCCACCGACAAGTGATCTTGTAGGTCTAAAACCAAAAGCTGCGTCTTGATTTGCCATATTATTCTCCTTTGTAAACTACTATTCGTAGTTTACGATTAATTTAATTTCGTTGGGTTAGGAATCGCTAATAAATTAGTTCTTCTTAGTACCACCGAAGGTTACACGGGACTGCCTCTCAGCATTGATTGGCATTCCTGGATGCTGTTCCTTCATAAGATCGCTTTCAATCGCGTCGTCTTTGTCTTGAGTAATTTTTCTAAAATACTCATCGCGCGCTTTGACGATCTCTTCTGGTATCCTTGCCAGCAACAGGCCACCAACTCCGATTACCCCTTTGTATTTGCCTTCCGTCACCACTGGATATTCAGATCCTTGATATTCATCAGCTCTTACAAGCTCGTATCCTGATCTTAATCGGCCGGCTATGTTCTTTGTATCTGTAAAGCCCATAGTTTCAGCTCTTATCCACCTGTGATGAAATCCTGCAGGCGCAGGGGGTGCATCTAAAGATGATGGGGGAGTCCAAACTGCTTTTTTAATAGTTTTTTCTCTAGTTTGACTCGCACGGGAAGTTTTAATTTTTTCGTTAACCATATGCTTATACCTCCTTCATGATTTTTAATTGTTTCGCATATTCTTCAAGTGGCACACCTAATTTTTTGGCGATTGCAACTTCAGATGATGTGAGCCTGATAGTTTTGCGACTAGGATTTACACTTCGCTTCGCCGAAGCTACTGTTTGTGTTAGTTTAGTCGATTCCTGTGAATCAGTCTTACCAAATTTATGCGGGAAGTCAAGTTGCATTCGTTTATTTATTTCAGCATAGTATTCATCTGAATTAGGATCGAAGCCCTCTTCTTCCGTTAGTTTTTTATGATAATCAAAAGCCGTATAGGTCATAGCATTGTCTTTCCCGAACCATGCATTTTTTTCAGCCCACGCTTCAGCTTTTGGATCTGGTGGTGGAGTTCTTCCGACAGTATCCTGTAAAGTAGGCGTTTGTACTGCCTTTTCTTTATCCTGAGACTGTCTGTCTTTTAAAGCGTTTAATCGAACTTCTTCAATACCGAGTTGTGCAATTGATTTTTGTGCATCAACTTCAGCATTAATGTCGCCCGCTTCTCTTGCCGTAGTAAGTTTAGCTTTAGCCGCTTCCATTCCAGCAGTTACCCTGTTTTCAAGAGCTTTCACATAATTAGGCTCTAATTTTGAAAACTTAGTTTTTAATTGCGAGTGCTCGTGCTGAACACCTTTAGCATAATCCAAAGCGGCTTCTTTTTGTCTTTCCGCTTCTCGCCATTTTTTCGTTAGTTTCGCAATTCTCTTTTGAACGCCTTCACTGTATTGTTCTAATTCTTCTTTGGGTTTCTCTTCGGGTTTTTCTTCTGGTTTCTCGTCGCTCGCTTCTTGTTTCTCTTCAACTTCTTCTTTTTTCTCTTCTACCGGTTCTTCTTTTACCGGTTCAACAACTTCTACTTCTTTTTTTTCTTCTTCGATACTGACCTCCGCGCCTGGGCCGGTTGTATCAATATCAACTGTTTTTTCTTCTGGCATAGTTCCTCCTATGGTTAATTATGATGAAGTACAGATTCCGGATCTTTAATCGTTCCTAGAACCTCGTCATCGTTCAAGATGCGCACTTCGCCTCCTTCAATGGGTAGTCTTGATCCTGCGTAGCGTGCAAAAATAACCCAATCGCCTTTTTTGCACCACGGTCCCGTAGGAAATTTTTCTTTATCATGATAGGCCAACGGACCCATCGATAATACGTAACCACAATTGGTTGCGATTCTTAATTTGTCTAAAGATTCTTGTGCTATT